CCACAAAGTTAAGAGCACCAGTAGTCCCGAGACCAGGAACCTTCTCAGTGAAGATAACCGGACGACCCAGCAGAGTCATCGGCGGACCTTCTGACATTCCGTTATTAATCCAGACGGCCGGAGAACCTGTAGACAACTCCATAACTGCAAGCTGGGGGAAAGTATCAATAGAGGCAATCCAGACAGCCCGCTGTAGAGAACCAGGAAGCATCCGAGAGTACATCTCGACTACGTCAGCCCACTTAACAGTGTTAGCAGTATTCTCAGTGACTGTAATCCTGGCACCCGCATTAAGGAATCCCAGGGGCTCACCTACACCGCCACCATTAATGAAAGCGTCGTCTTCGTAGAAGCCCAGAGCCTCAGGGAAGATCTCATCCATAAAAGCCTGGAAGCTAATAATGGAGTCACTAACCAGCTCGTTAGGAACCTCAGTGTAAGCAGTCAGCTTCTTAGCATCCAGGACAACTCGACCGAAACTGGCCTGAGAAGCAGTAAGCGCTGCACCTTCCTCAGTCCAGTAACCGACGATGCCACCATAAACGCTAGACACATTAGAAGTGGAATCAATAGCAGGGAACGGAACGCGCGCAGTCTCCATCGGGACAACTCGTGCCCTAGGCCGAACAATAGAAGTCTCAAGAGAGACCCTTAAAAGTTCGGCACGGAGGTTCTCAGGAACTAAGAAGCCACCCTCAGAAGGAACAGTGCTAGAGAAAGCGTTACGAATACGCTGCAACTTGGCGCTGTTCTCCTGGTCATGGTTGCGATTGTGCCAGATTGAATAGAAGTAGTCAGCGGAACTCTCATATTCCTTATCGATCGCTGCACCCATAGCCTTAGGGTTATAGATAGCACCCTTAGCCCTAGGAGTATTAGCCTGAGTGTTCTTCGGATCAAGGTTGACTCGCTTGATATTAAGCTGCTGGCCGTTCTCCTTAAGCCACTCGGCTACTACCCGCTGAGTCTCTTCCTTGATGTGCTTCTCAGTCTCTACGTTCTGGTTAGCCCAGTTTTTAGCGTAGTTCCTGATGACCTCATCTAACTTGCCTTCCTTCATAACCTCCTGCATCTTACCCTTATCACTCAAAAGGTCCTGCAGGTCCGACGAATTAGTCGGAATTGTAATCGTCATGCGAAACTCTCCTCCAATAGCCGACGAAATTCGTCCGGATCAATAATTGGTGCTTCCTCTTTACTGCGAACTACAGGAGGGGGTGAACTTTCCCTACCTGCATAGCTATAAATGCTCAGATCCCAGGAGTTGTCAGTCTTGTCTTCCGAGTCTTTGCCGTTAATCTTGTCTGCTAAGCCTGCTTCTACTGCTTCCTCAGCTGAATACCAGGTCTCAGCCTGCATAGCTTTACGCCAATCTTCTACAGAGCCTCCTGCCCTCTCTGCATAAATACTGGCGATATTGTCAGAAGACTTATCGAGTAGCTCTGCTAATTCCCGCATGTCTGCTGCGTTACCGATAGCTAAACCATGAGCGTCATGGATCATTATTTGTGCTGTGCGCTGCATAATAATCGTGTCACCAGCCATCGCGATAAAAGAGCCGGCCGACGCTGCAAGGGAATCAACATAGGTAGTTACTTCTGCGCTGTGATTCTTGAGAGCGTTGTAGATAGCAATACCATCAAAGACGTCACCACCAGGAGTGGAAAGGTGTAGATCAATCTTCAATGCAGTGATGTCGTTTAGCTCTTTGACAAAGTCGTTTGCTGTGATACCGAAATAACCAATCTCGTCATAAATGTAAACTTCGGCCGTATCCGAATCTGCTTTATTGACAACTCGATACCAGTCATTACGGCCAGCCTTCAAATTAACTAACGACCGAGAGGTCTTCAATTTGTTGTGCATCTTGGCCAGCCCTCCCTCTATGCGTAATAGCTGGTAGTCCTACAGCCGATAACGTTTCGTTAGGATCAAACCCTGCATCGATAAGGGTCTTGGCAGAGTTGACCTTCGACTGAAATTCGGCTGAGTCAGCAGCACGGTCATCAGGAACTGGATTACAGTAGTCAAACTCCAAGCCCTGGCCAGTAGACCCGAATAGCGGCAGGAACTCAAAATTCAGAGCTTGCTTGATTCGTTCCAGCCGAGGAATTAGGAGGTACTTAGCAAAAACGTATTCGTTAGCCTCTGCGTTAGCCCTATTTACGTCCTCTACGATGCCAAGCATTGCCTTTGGAAAACTGAAAGCCTCAAGGATTGTGTCCCTGGAAACTTGCCTCAGCTGGGCAAACTGCATATCTCTCATGGAGTATGAGTTATCTTTCCACTGGCCCTGCTCAATTACTGCAACCCTATGGGCCTTACTAACTCCTCTGTGCTGCTCAGCCCATCGGGAAGTCATCTCGTCAAACTCATCATCAGTCAGACGCTTATCAACCTGGATAATTCCGCCTGGCTGAGCACTGTTCCTAAAGAAGTTGCGATTCCATTCGAGCGAATACTTCTCGCTGTCCAGTACTGACAAAATGGATTGTACTGGACCCATTCCACGATAAGGGTCTAGTGGATTGGGAAGTCTTAATTGGATAACTTCGTCACGCTCAAGAGGAATCTTCTCACCATCAGGACCAACGTAAATGTATCCCTTAATGAACTCTGTAGCCGAGGGAACTACTTGCATCCTGTCGGGTCGGAGAGGCCACATTTCCAACGGGAAATCAAAACCAGGAGCCTTAGCCATTAACCACCAAGCCTCACCAGTTAAGTCCTGGTGCTGCTGGAAAGTCTCTACGTACTCTTGCTGTGTGTAGAACTGGTTCGGCTTATTCCAGAGGTCTAATGCTGCGTGAGAAGTAACTTCCTTCCTATCTACCTCTCCGGAGATTCGTCCTCTGCCGTCTTGCTTTCGGTAGAGCTTCCATTCAACTTGGCTAGTAGCGTTGGAGGTCCGATTAACGATTCCGAATAGAGTTCCAACTTCCCCCATTGCCTTCATTTGCTGCTCAGGCGAACTCTTCACCATCGGATTAAGTAATGAAATCGTCGATCGTCCAGAAGGGGAGAGAGGCACAGGGGTTTTATTCAACAGACCCCCTAGTACGCTCTTCATTCGCCAATCCGCCATTCCAAAATGAAGCAACTAATTCCGAGTGCTACTAATCCAGACCAAGTTTCGTAAGTAAAAGCAGCAGCAGTGAGACTTGTTAGGCCAGCAACTGCAAGTGTGAGAGGATTGAGTTTCCTCTTATGACCTGTGATCTTATTTACTGCACGCTTTTCCAGGATCAGTCCAATAGTGCTCACTAGAACCCCTTCTAACGTCAGTTGGGCAGGGCTCAGGTGTCCCTTTCACTACCAATGTAACGAGGGGGTCAATACCTGAGTAAGCAGGTTTAGAAGGGGTTCTAGATCAGCCTATAACTGCCAACTTCCAGCGATTAATTGCCTCCTGTACTTCTGCTTGAAATTCCTTCTTGTCTTCGGAATCAAAAGCAAAACTGCTGTCTTCCAGCCAAAGATCAGCGGCTTTTGAAAGTATCCGAAGGTCCTTAATCATCTGATGTGTGTCTTTCATCCTAGGAACCTAACTCGTGGGCGTGAACCTAAATCTTTCTCAGCGACGATATAGCGCAATGCATCCATACCATGATCGTCTTGCTTTAGAGGCTGTTCCTTTTGCCTAGTGGCCCTGGTATCCCAGATATAACCAGGAACTTCCTCGATAGTTGATGTCGGTTTTCGCTGATTAAAGAGTGTCTGGTCTCGTTCATATAGTGAGTCACGCATGATAAAGAGTCGTGGCTTACCATCTGAATCCTTCTTCATGCGCCTTTGTACGGCTTGAATACCGTCTAGGACCTTCTTATTAGCTGGGGTAGTGGAGAGACCAATTGATCTAGCGAAAGTCTCTCGACCCTCTGCATCATGGTCAGCAAGGATTACTGATGGCTTCGGCTCTAACCAGTTACCCTCTGAGTCCTTGATTTGCTTGAGTAGATCTTTCGCATGGTCATATACCGTCTTCCCATGTCTATATTGCTCTGCGTACAAATAGAGTCGTCCGTCTTGATCCTCTGCCCATCTCTGTAAAACAAATGGGTTAGTGAAACCAAAGTCGATGGTCCAATATCTAGCCCAGCTGTCTGGTGGAGTGAACTTATCTACCAGGTGTACGAGAGGGTCCCACTCTTCATAGATCAAACCTTCTGCCGCTACCCACAATCCAAGACGTAAGCGTTGATAACGAACACCAGTCAAATTATCGAGACGAGTCAAGTAAGTCTTACCCTTTGGAGTTAACTCACCCTTCTTATCGAAGTAGACAGGATTATCCTCATGCCTTGTGTCAAGCATTATGGTCTTGCCTTCATCGATGCGACGCTTCAACCAATGAGTAGGAGTATCAGGGTTGGTGTCTGCAATGATTTGTTGGTAGGGAATAGCGATACCTCGAAGACGAGTAGTCAGCGATTCCCAATCATCTAGGTTTAATTCGATGGCTTCTTGCACATAGATCACATCAAATTCAGTGGACATAATGCGTGTTGCCTTGTCCATCCCACCAACAGTTATACGTGATCCATTGGAGTAGATGTACTGAGCCGGCTCTTGTGCTGAACCTCCATAGAATTTGACTGTCCCATTAGTCAGAGCTTCACGGATTACAAAGGTCTTAAAGGTCACCAGTGCACTACTGGTTAGGGATACGGCCGTCTTACGTACAATCAATCCACGCATGCCAGGGTACTTAAGAGCCAGAGCATTCAACTTTTCTAGGCAGGCTCTACTCTTTCCTGTCCCAGCTGGTCCACTAAGAACTACCTCTGCGTCTTTGGTAGAGAATAACTGAGCGCATGCATTCCTCGGTTCAAATGAATGGATGGGTCTTTTATCTTCGGCTGTACCAAAAGCTTTACGGCCAAGGACTGCGTTACTCATAGGTCATCCATATTCAAACCAGGGAAGATATAGGTAACTCTGGTCTCTGGTGTCTCATTCATCTTGTCCACTCCGAGGATCTTTGCCTGTTGAGCAATGATGTCCATGCTGACCTTCTGCGCTAGAAGATCACCCCTAGCCCTAAGGATTGCTAACTGTCGGTACTGTGCTTCCAGCCTTGCTAGGGATACCTGCTGGAACTCTTCCATCTGATCTTTGACATACGGCAGCTGACTCTTACACCAATCCCAATAGGAGTAGATCAGTTGTCTTGACCGCCCAAATTTCTCAGCGATCATATCTGCGGACCAACCTTGAATCCGTAATGACCAAGCTTCCCATCTGATCTTCTCATTTGGTAATGCCTGATTCTTTATGGTTTCTAGTTCACCAATTAGCTTTTCAAGTTCTAGTGACGACTTCTTGGCCAAAGACATTTGAGATGCTGCTTCTGAGTCAGATGGTGTCTCCTGGACGTGTTCGGGCTCAATATTCCCACTATCCGTCACTCGCTCTACATCTTTCTCATGAGCCTCTATCAATTCAGATGGAGCCTCACCAGCCATAATAAGAACCTCAGTCTCAGTCAAATCAAGCAACTTCATAAGTTGCTTCATCTCAGCTGGTGTTCGTTCCCTA